AAAAAGTGGATAAAAGGGTTGTGATTATATGGATGGATTGACAATATTATTTATATTTACGAGTATAATAGGGGGAGGTTTTGCACTTTGGCTTAAAACCAAGTCAGGCAAGAAGTGGCTTGCAAGCTTATAAATTGACTATTATTTAGATAAAACAATAAAGCCAGACACTACATCTGGCTTTTTCTTTGCAATACATCTCCCTCGGTTTCTACTACACAGTCCTCTCCATGAATATATACATATACAGATGCTATTCCTTTTTGAATTACGTTTACCTTTGCCCGGTCATACACGTTAATGAATATCTTGCAATACTGAGAACAGTCAATAGTCACTTCGCTATCATGACGGACATACAAATCACATATAGAGAAACCGTCAAATAGGAGAGTACCTTTACAGCTTCCGTTCAGTACGGCTGTGTGGCTCATATTTCGCTTTTGTACATCTTCATCAACAAAAATGTTGTTTTTGTGAAGAATATCCCTATCGAAGTTTTCCTTTATGAAAGTATTGGTAGGGTACCCTTTGTCTATACAGAAATCAATCCCATGCAAATACTTGTCAATTAACGCTTGTTGATCGGGAGAACCCCATTGTTCCGTCCATTCCGTACATAATCCCAGCGATACCGCTTGGTTGAGTAATGTTCTGCTTAAATCCTTGTCGTTCATAATTTTATATATTAATCTTTCGTTTTCCTTTGTCTATAACCATACCCACTAATCCCATAAACTCCTTTAACACAGCCAAGTTGGCTTCTGTGTTTTGAGCACTTCTTAGCGTATTGTTAGCTATCGCTCTTAATTGCGTTAGTTGCTGTTCTGCGAGAATATTGTACTTTGGGAAAATTTCATTTCCTAATTTTTCAAGAAGAGCACGTTTTACACTTACATCCTGTCGGATGCTATTGAGATAGGAGTTGGTTCTGTTCATAGTGTCCTCACTGGCTTGGATGCCCGTTTTTGACATTCCGGATGTGGAAGATTCCCCGGTAGCTGTAAGCGCTCCTCCGGTAGCTTTATCAAAGGCTTCAAGGAAAGATTGCGAGGCATCTATCATGGCTTTCCCCTCATTGTCGAAAAAGTCTTTTATAGCCCCTGCTGCAACAGCGCCATTGTCTTGAATATCTGTAAACTCCTTAAACAGGCCTTTTTCTCCGAAAAGTTTATCCTGTAACTTTTCAAACATGGGCTGTATTACCAAGTTCTTTAATATGTTGTTGGCAACACTTCGCATGATGTTGTTCACTACGTTGTCAAAAGCCTGCGCTGCATCTTCTCCGTTGGCAAAGGCTTCCGTTAGCGCATCGCTTATCTGACTTGCCCAATCCTGAAAATCTATTCCGTACAAATCTTTGGTGAGATCTTCCACGAAATAGGCGATTTGCTCGTTCAGTTCCGCAAGCTGGTTCTTATAGTCTTGTATCTTTCCTGCATCAGGTTTCTTTTTCCCTTCTTCGTTTCTTAATTGTCCCTCTATCTCTGCACGTTGAGAAACAAGTCCCACGTATTGGGCCTGATATTGTTTAAGGACGCTGTTATCAAGTTCCTTTCCCACACCAACCTTTTCCAATGCCTCCAGCGCTTCCTTGTCTACACCTATTTTAAAGTTTAATCCCATAAAACGCTGCATCCCGGCTGGGAGGCTCTCCATTGATTTTATCCGTTTTTTTAATTCTTCCACATAGTCCAAACCCTCGTCCTTTAATACTCGGAATTGCATTTTATAGCTTTCGGTAAGCGAACTCCCGGCGCGTTTAACTTGTTCTTCCAACTGTTCATATAGCAATATGGCACGCTCTATGCTTTCATCTCCACCAAGCGATCTATCTATGGATTTTCCTAATTGATCGTAGGCGGACTTTAATTCCTCAACTCTTTGTTTGCTACGCTGGATACTTCTTTCAAGTCTTTTGTCATGTAGTTGCGCAATGCCGGAAATAAGGCTTAACGCTGCACCTGCTGCTGCTCCCCAAGGACCTGCTGATGCCCCGAATAAAGAAGTCGCCATTCCCATGCCTTGCGATGCTCCTTGCATCCCTCCTCCCAAAATTCCAGCAGCATCTGAAAGACCTGTTCCCAGTCCAAGATTTTCAAACACTCCTCCTAAGAAATCCGCAGCTCCTGCAAGCGCATCAAACTTACCGATTACGCCTTGTATGGCCTTTGACTGGTCGGAATAAGCCGAACTCAAATCATTTTCCGCTGCGTCTATTTCTGCCTTAGAAGCTCCGCTGCTCTTCAATGCTTCCAGCCTGTTTTTAGCCTCCTTAATGCTGCTAAAAGAGGCCTCCAACGCCTTGAACGGACTTCGTTCTGCAAATTCTCCACGAAGCTTACGCAACGCCTCTACCAATTCTTTGGTATCTTCGATTGATAATCCTTGCTTTTGGGAAAATTCCTCTACCTTAGAAATCATGTCGTCTAACGTAGATGTAGATACCCGGTCAAGGTCATCAAAGATACGCACCCAGTCACTGCTTTCCTTGAATTGATCGAATAGCACAGACGATGTATCTTCTTGCGCCCGCTTGTTTACTTCTTTTACAAGGGTGTCGGCCTCTTTGCTGCCTATGCTTTCCCTGTTTTTCTCTATATCTGCAATGCTCTTTTGGCGGTTACGTTCAATATCTTCTATCTTTTGGGAATAGTCTTTATAATCTTCTATCATGCCTGAAAGGTTTTCAATGCTTTCAGACCGCATTTTCTTGCCCTCCTCGCTTATTGCTTGATACAGCTTTAAAATCTGTCCTTCTCCGAATTGCTTCTTTACGTCATCCTCTTTCATGGCAAGGACATCAGTAATGGAAAGCTTGCTTCCTGTCTTTTTTAGGGCATCTCCAAGCTGATTGCGGAAATCTTCAACAATGCTTTCAAATGATATGTTTTCACCGAAAGCAATGTTCATGGAAAGTGCTTTGTTTCCGGTCGCTTCAAATAGCTTTTTATACAAGTCCCATTTCTCTCCGGCTTGAGAGACATATTTCTCTATTTCCTTTAAGGCGTTATCGGCTTCTTTTTTTGCGTTTTCAATCTGCTCTTTGTCTATCTTAACGCCAAGAGAAACATATAAATCTTTTTGCTTCTCCTTGCTTTGATCCAGCTGGTTTTGGATATACTTGTACGCCTTACTCGGATCGCTCAAGTCTAAATTTACCCCCTTGCTATCAAATACTGGTGCAAATTCGGGTATATTCTTTACTCTTTGGGCGGCCGATTCTTCCCCCTCTATTTTCCTCCATTTCTCGTAGCTGGAAATAGCTTTTTCTATGAGGTCGGAACGATTCTTCCATTGCTCGGCAATAGGGTCTTTTTCACTTCCGGATGATTTGCCTAATACACCAAGAGTATCCATTATCTTTTTTGACACATCAAATACTTTTTGTGCATTACGTATAGTGACTTCGGAATACGGATTCCCCTTTTTGAAACTATTTAAGACCTTATCTGCATTTTCTCTTTCCTCTTTTACTCGCTTGGCGTATTCTTCATATGCTTCATCATCTTTAGGTATAAGACTATTTATACCGTCCGCCATACTTTTCGCCACAGTAAACCATGAGGATTTAGTATTTTCTTCTACTTCATTGGTAATAGACAATATGGTTGAAAAATCCTCTTTTGCTTCTTTTACAAGTGAACGGGCTATTTCTAATTGGGCTTTTGCATCTTTAAGCATTTGGGTATTCATGATGTGCCCGTCGCTTGCCACAGAATAAAGTTCTGCATCTTTAACTCCTCTTTCTGCATCAATTAGTCCCTGGTAAGCTCTTTCTAAATTTATTCTTGATGTTTCTCGCGCAGTAGTTCTTGCTGCTCTATTAGACATATTTAATAGCTCAATTTGCCCTTTTAGCAAAGATTGCTCATAAGACATATTTTTAAAAATAGAAGGATATATCCCTTGAAGCTTTTCATAAGCCATCCGTCTCTCATCCACAGCTTTGGATGTATCAAACATTGTGGATATATAACTGTTGGCTTTGTTTTTTGCTTCTGATATTTTTTCGTTTTGTTCTTGGACTTGAACATTAAATTCACGTATTGTTTCTGCGGCACTTTTAGTCTTTTCTCTTAAAGTGAAATATAGTCCAGTAAATGCACCCAGGGCAGTGATTAATATCATCCAAGGATTGGCTGCTGTAACTGCATTTAATATACCTTGTGCTACTGCTTGAGATTTTGTTACAGCAGTCAGTCCTTGCATCGCTCTCGTCATATTTATTATATTGGTAAGCGTGTTTATTGTAATTGTAGCTTTATGAGCCGCATTTACTGCTATGACTGCTGTTTTATAAAAGCCATAAGCTCCTACAAGAGAGCTAAGGATAGCTGCTACCGCCTTCCAATGTTTCATCAGCTTGGTAAGTATTTCCAAACTATCAGAAAGGACGCCGCTATTACCCTCTGCAATGTCAGCCATCATTACATCCCAAGCGTCTTGCAAGTTACTCCATTTACCCGCAAGACTTTCTGCGAGGGCTTCCTGCATATTGTAGAATTTCCCACCTTCATTGGTTAACTCCCAAAGGACATCTTTCACCATGCCAAAGCTGACTTCTTTTCGGCTGATCTTATCGAATACATCTCCGGCGGAGGTTGCTTCTCCTGTCAATTTGGTAAACTTCTTCGCCAGCTCATCAACTAACGGAATGCCTGCTTCTGTGAACTGTCTAAGTTCTTGTCCGCGAAGAAACGCAGCACTACGAACTTGTCCGTATGCCAATATGATACGTCCCATATCAACACCGACACCCGCGGAAATATCAGCAAGCCGCTTAGTCGTATCGTAAAGCTCTTCGTAGGGGATACTATATGCAGAAAGCTGTTTTGCGTATGACGCTAATTCCTTAAACTGGAACGGGGAAGCCACCGCTAACTCCTTGATGCGGTTGAATATCGTTTCAGCTTTCACACTATCCCCGATAATGGAGGTCAGTGCGATGCGTTGTTTTTGGAACTCCCCACCAATGGTATATAATCCCCTAATAAAACGTTCTGCCGTATATATGGAATACACGTTGGCGATTTGATTTCTTAACTCTCCGGCTATTCGAGACTGGGAAGACATGGTTGTATTTGCCCGCTTCATAGCGGAATTATGCGTATCTGCGGCTTTTGCTGCTTGCAAACGGGCGTTTCTAAGCTGCTCAAGGGCCTTTTGAGAGTTGGCGTAAGCGTCTGTACGTTTCATTTGGGAATTAGCATAAGCATCCGCACGAATTATTGAAGATGCTGCTTTAACGGCTCTTAATTCTGCCTCGGATTGTTCACGCCCCCTTTTTAGACTGGCATTTAACTGTTCTCGCTCTTTCTTAATACTGGCATCTAATTGCTCTCGTTCCCTCCTAATGTCTTGAAGAACCTTTTTGTATGTCACATCAGCATCCATGCGTACTGTTGTTGCAAATCCCTTGATTCCTCTTAGCTCATTAGAAGTCATTCCTTTCCCCTTAAACGCCTCTGTAAAATTCTTGATACTCTCACTATCCACCTCAAGCTTCACCTTGTACGTCTTGTTTTTCAGCAAGGAATCTACTTTATCCTCAATCTCTTTTACATCAACCTTCAATCCTACTTTCGCGCTGACGGTTGCGTGCATGTTGACGAGCTTTTTTTTGATAGCTTCGTATTCCTGTTCTGTATAATTTTTCAGGTGAATCCCAAAATTTAAATTTCCGAGGTCTTCCATGTCGATTGTTATTTTGTGTCCTTTTTAATAGCGTTAACGCCGTTTACTATAAAATCATTAAGAGATATTCTTTGTCCTTTAGCTTCCTGCTCTTTCCTTTTTGCCTCCCATTTTCTTGTCAGCTCTTTCATCTCTTTGGAAGTGTGCATTCCCTTGTCTGTCTTATCGTCATTATTGTACACTACAATAGGAGCATCACATATAAGAAGCTCATACAGAGCATTGGTAAGCACCCAGTCCATGTACCAGTTAGGGATATTCACCATTCCCCAAAAGAGAACGAGAGGGCGGGTTAATTCGGGATGTTTTTCTCCGTTTGCAAAGGCTGCTCCTGCCGAAGTTCTTGAAGGATACGATCTGCTTCCTTTCTCGTCATCGTCATCACTGTGTCCTTCATTCCTGTCAAGAACATGGTAATGTTCAAGTATTGAAGTCTCTGAAATTCCACTTTTTTTTTACCAAGAGCAACGACACTTGTCAGTTCTTGGTCCGTATATTTCTTCCACAGAATGCGCCAATGTATCCAATGGAAAAGCCTTATTTTCCACCAGTTATTCAGGATTATAAGGGACGCACATCGGGCTGTCACCTCATCGTCTTGTTTGCATGATATAAAGGTGTGCGTCAGCTTTCTTATCGTTCCCCGGTGAAGCCACTTTATTCCAATCTCCTTTTCGCGAAGAGATACATAGTCTGTGCTGTTCTCAAGCACTTCATCAAGTCTTTCCTGTTCTACCGAAGTAGGTTGAGTTATCGTTTTGTCGTTCATAATGTTTTGAGGTGTAAAAAGAAAAGGCGGCGGCATAAAGCTCACCGCCATTAATATTAGGTACCAGTACCAGCCTGTGTAACTTCTACTGCTGCTGCTTTGCTTGCGGTAGAAATGTTCACAATGGCAGTTCTGACAGATGCTCCATTATTTGCATCAACCTTGACCGTTACCACTTTGCCGCTTACGGAAGTCTTGCACCATGTTTCTGTTGATGAAGCAGATACTGGGCTTTCTTCTGTTGTAGCTGTAATGGTCTTCCCTGTATTATCAGCGCTGCTGACGAAAGACAGGGAAGTAGGAGCTACGGTCAGGAGGCTTTTTTTGTTAAGAACGCGATATTGTCGTCAGAAGCAGCAGTGGACGCTGCACCGTCTTCAATTTCAATCGTTCCACTAAGCGCAAATGCAAACGGAGTGGTGGATGCGTTCTCGAACAACGGGCGTGCGTAGATAGCCATTTTCTTAACCAATATACACTTCTCTCCGTCTTCGCTCAACAACGCAAAGCCTGCATTAATCTTCTTGCTGTTCAGAGTTACGGATATTCCGGAATACTCTTGTCCGTTTACGGAAGCAGTTGCTACCTTGTTGGCTTCTCCGAGGAAGAAGCTAACCAAATCCTCGCTTATACTCGGTACGGTAGCCGCAAATGTAATGTCACCTGCTGTACTTGTTACAGCCCAGTCCGCTTGAAGTCCATGCACCTTTGTACGGTTCAACGTGGGTTCTGCTTGGGACAGGTTCAGGGAATCCACAGTAACGGGCAAGTCAAAATCCGGCTCCACTGTTGCAAAGTCAGTAATACCACCCTTTACCAGCATGATAGAAGAAAGACCGCTAAACACTTCTTTCAACTCTTGTTTTGATTTCATTGCCATAATAAAAAGTTTTAATCGTTTATTTTATGTTTATTTTATCACAAGGTCAGCCCTTATCAATGTAGCGCTAAACCCTAATCCGTCATTACCTTTCAATGTCAGCTTTGGGTTAGAGACGGTGATAACACTGTCACTAATCGGGAACAAGGAAAGAACTTTCCCAACAAGGGCGTCCATTACATTTAAATCTTCAACGCCGCTTTTCTTTAATCTCACGTAGACCTCTACGGTGCAGTATGTTTGTACGTTTCCGAAACCGCATCCGTAAGTCGAGGAAGTCAATTGTCCCGGTAGTGATACTACTATGAAATTATCCATTTGCTTAGGAACGGCAGCGGGTCGGTCATTGGTAAACACGTTATCACTAACCGCAGCTGCTGCATTAAACAATGATTTAAGCGCGTCTTTGTATTTAAAATCCTGCTCGTATCCCATAACTTACATCGGTTTAAATGTCATCTTAGCTATGCTCTCTGCATAATCGTATGTGTCGGAAAGCACATTCAGTCCTTTCTTGGATTCCAAATAGTTGGAATATTCAGTACCTGTGCACATTACCAACCCTATTACATCACGAGGAGACCTATAATTCTTGAGGAAATTTACAGATGTGGTTAATCCGTATTCTCCGTTGGTATCAATCAGATTGTACTTTTTTATAGGTATAAGCCTTCCGTTTTCATAGCTTCTTACCATTATCACTCCAAGTCCGTCTCCTCTGCTCAATTTAGGGCGGGTAGCGTTCTTTAATCCTTGTGTGACAACAGCGGTTATTATTCGGGAAAGCCCGCCTCTATAATAAATTCCGACAGCCAATGAAGTCAACGTATTTCCGGTTACATTATGGTATTGTGCTGATACTACTCCGTCATGCAGAAGCTTAATGGCGATCTCCGTTATCCTATCCAACATATAGCTGTCAATAACAGAATTAATCTTCTTCTTCGCATCCTCTAAGACTTTAGTATTATCTTCCATACCTTAATTTTTAGCCAGATTGAAATACAACGTTGTTCCCATTTCCGTAGGATAGCAATCAGTTACAACACACGCTTCAAAGGTTCCGCCGTAGTCGGTAACGTCAACAAGGTCTCCCGCGATAATACCCTTCACAAGTCCGGGAATATCTATGGCGTAATCGCTTTTTATAACGTTGCTTTTCGTAAATGTTCTCAAAGAGGAGCTTCCATACTTGTTGCATTCTCCCTCATACAGAACTGTTTCCGATCCATTTTCAAACGAGGTTTCCCCCGAAATACGATACGCCTTGCATGTATGCGGAAAACGTGGATTGTTTACTTTCATAGAGGCCACCTTTTGTTCATGTTCATACCCAAGTTGACAATCTTAATAGACGATTTCTTAACATTCTCTCCATACAAAGCATATATGTCATTAGCCATTTGCCGTAAATTGCGCTTGTCATAAGCGGAACTCTCTGTACCGCCTTCTTTATGTTTCCAAACGCCATTGGCATCCTCTACACTCCCCGTTACACTCGGAGTGCTCGCGCACCACATATAGAGATCTGCCCGGCATAAGTCCTTGAGACGCTTTTCGATTGTAGTTACATCAGAACCGGAGGTGATGCCTCTGTCAATCAATATCGTATTGATTGCGTTGTCTGTAACCTCGAAGCCGACACAGCCACGAAGATATTCTTCAATGGTTGTGCCGGTAGTTGTATTTAGAGAATCTTTCATGGTTATTTACCCTTTATGTTCAAGTAGTAGAACCAACGAACCTTGTTAGGAACAACCAATCCGGTTACTTCCGATTTGATAGTCTGCGTCATGGTTTCGTCGTTGAATACTTGGCGAATCAGAGTACGGCCGCCGTCATACAATGCTGTACGTGCACCCGGAGTTTCCATGAAGATAGGACGTCCGCATTGTACGTCTCCCAAATCTTCGTTCGGGACATACGCCATAACTCCTTCCTCAAAGTTCTGCAAGGTCTTGTAGTTGATTTTCTGCGTATCCTTGTCGTAGCTTTCTACTACGGAGATAGAATCAATTACTCTGATTTCGGCACCGATACGAGTTTCGATAAACGCCTTGATTGCTTCGTCAGGAACGAGATTTGCAAAAGCAAGCTGCATGTCTTTGTCGGAAATGTCCGGACGGTTGGCGACTGTGTACATCTGACGGAAATACGGCAGATTGATGATGTCGTCCCATGTGGTCTTGCTTACCTCCCAGTGTCCCTGTGGCGCAAAGTCTTTCTGTCGGCTGTCTCGGTTAACGTCACGCATTACCTTGATAGGATCAATTGTAGTACCTACGGCTGCTTCCTGTGTGACAACTCCGGTTGCGTCAACCTTCTTGTACCAATGAGAATCTTTAATGTTCTTCTTGGGAACGCCAAAGTCTATTGACAAAGAGATGCCAAGAGGATTATTAGCCGCATCAATAATCAGGTTTCCTTTTTTGGATACGACTTGGTTTCTCTGATAAAGGAACGTGTTATAGTTACCTCCAAGCAAGCTGTCTACTCCATTAAACAGAAGTTCCATGATTGTAGCCTCTATTTCCGGTGTAGAACTGCCGATAGCATCCATCAGCATCATCTTTTCACGCAAGATTTTACGGCTTAACGTAATCTCATGCTTGAAAGTAGGCAGTCCACCCATTTGCAATGAAAGGCCGTCGGTTGACTTGGTAGCACCGTCACTGTCAATATCTACGTAGGTAGCCAGCGTGTACGGGCGAATTGTTGCCTCAATCTGTTCGTAAGTAGGATTCAGAGGAATGTTAGGATTTAACGGGAAACCCATTTGGGCAAAAGTCTGTTCTGCGTTATACTTATCCGCAAACATGTCGTTAATCCATGCCTCCAACGGTTTGTTGCCGGTATATCCCATAGCAGCAAGCCCTCTTCCTACAATATCGTAAAATTCTTTGTTTCTTGTGTACATATTATCCCCCTTTCTTATTCATTGGATTCGCGCACAAACTCAATCATAGGTAATTGTGCTTCTACTGATTTAGGAATACCGCCACCCGCTACGCGGTCCGCGTATATTCTGCCTGCTCTTACTACGGCACATGTTGCAGAAATGCAACCTTCGGGGATGCAGACATCCTCAAATACAAGGCCGTTTACGTCACTTAAGTTTCCGCTTGCAGTTGCACCTTGCTTGGTAAGTTCCATTGTCCCTGTTACTCCGGTGCTTCCGGGGATAAACATGTAGGCCGGAACCATTGCAGCTGTCTTTTGCGTGAATGTCAGCACTGCGCCACTTCTTTTCACATCCCACTCTGTGAAAGTGGCCTTGCCGCCTTCAATCTTTGTGGCGACCAGTTCGGGGGTTGTTTCCGAAGCGCTTGTTACTGCGATTGAGTAGCTTTTGCTCCCCAATACAAAGGATAAATCTCCGTTGGCGGTAGCCTTGTTGGTGATAGTCAGCGTTACTACCGCTTTTACACCTGTCACTCCCTCCGCAGTAATCACCTCTACCTGTTTGCCAGGGCCGTTGAACTTAACCATTGTTCCAGCATGTATAATATCGCCAGGGTTTAATCCCATTCCGGCAACATCAATCATACCGCCTCCTTGATACAGTTCTCGAACTCTCGACCATACAGGAAAATTACCGCCAAATTCCGACCGGAATTGACCGATAGTGTTGAATGTTCCTAATTGTCTCATCTTTTTTGTCTGTTTTAAAATGTGTTATTTGGTTTTCGGGAGCTTGCCTCTTGATTTCATTAACTCCTTAAAGGCTTCTCTTCGGCTTTTTGCCTGCTCTTCTCCGGTTTCCGCAAACTGATTGATACTTGGGGATGCTCCGTCTCCGAAAATCGCCTTGTATCTTTTCTCGTAGTTGCGTTTAGCACAGTTTACAATGTCCTCCACTTTCATTCCGTCTGTAATTTCCACATCGGAAATGGCAATGCCGAGGATCTCATCGTTGCAGATGTTTTTACCACCATTCTCGATTTGAGATTTCAACTGGCTTTTGGATTCGGCCTTTAACTCGTTGATTGACGCGGCTCTTTTCTCCGCTTCTTTTTCCCCCTTTAGCTGCAAAAGCTCTTCTTCCATTTTTTTCAATTTGGCGGCAAGCGTTCCCTCGTTTGGTTCGTCTTTTGCATCGTCCGGGATTGGTTGAGGTTTGTAGTTTTTCTTGAAATCCTCAACTTGTGTTGCTACATCATGGTTGTACTGTCCCTGTAACCCTTGCAGAAATCCGGTAGCCTTGTTGAAGTAAGTATCGTCAGGTTCACTTCCTTCCTCTAACGGGTTAAGGTCTATGTACTTCATTAATGTTTGTGACGAAAGGCTGGTTTGTCCAAGTCTTGTCGTTAATTCGGATAAGATTTGTTCTTTCTCCATCGTGTTTTATTTAGTTGTGTTATAAAAAAAAGAGCCTATCAACGCTTTGTGCGTCAATAAGCTCTTTGGCTTGCATATCTAATATTACTATTATTCCTTCGTCAGTCTAACTCTCATAAATTTACGGCACCTCCTGCATATAATCCTAATGGAAGAACTTCCGCAAACTTCCTCAACGTCCATTATTTTCTGTTTACACACCGGACATATTGCGAAGTTTCCTTTTCTATCAGGTAACTCTTCATCGAGTTGGACATCAATTTTTATCATATCACATGATTTAATAATGCAAATATATCATCTATTTTCTATAAAAACAACATTATAGATATATTTTTAAGGGTAAAATTTAGAAAATAGATGAAATATCGTATATTTGCACTATATATTACTCATAGAGCTGTGAATCAAGCCGGAGTATGCAAAATCATATTGCATGCGACGGCTTATTTTTTTTTATGGAATACGACGGAATTGTACATACAAAAAATGGAGAGGGCGTATTTACTTATGCGCACATAGAAAAGCTGCGTGAATATGGAAATCCGCTTAATATAATCGCCCAAAAAGGATGTCAAGAAAAGTTCCTTGCGTCTCCGGCAGATATTACTATATTTGGAGGAAACCGTGGCGGCGGAAAAGCGCTGATATTCAATGAGTTAGTGTGTACTCCGTTCGGATTTAGAAAAATCCAAGACATTAAAGCGGGCGACATAATCACTGGTCTTGACGGAGGAATGCAAAGGGTTGTTTACAATTCCTATCAGAGATTTAAAGAGTGCGTAAGGCTTAAATTCGTTGACGGTTCTTATGCCGACTGTTGCATAGATCACTTATGGAATATCAAGCAATCTAACCATTGTTCAAAGAAAAGGGCTTTATATAACCTCCCCTTAGAGGATGAATGGCGGGTGTGGACTACTCAAATGATTATAGACCACATGGAAAAGCAGAAAGGAAAGAAGCAGCCGCGCCATTTATCTGTTCCGTTGTGCAAGCCAGTTCGATTCACCAAAGGGAAATACTTCAAGCCTAAATTCAGTCCGTATCTGATTGGTGCGCTCATCGGGGACGGATGTATTGCCGATAGTGTAATCAGTAAAAACTGCTGTTATTTATTTAATCCTGACGAGGAAGTCATTGGCGAGTTCAAGAAATCAGTAGGGTATTCTTCTTGCGAGTTTGAGAAAGGCTGCTACCGCATGCGTATCAACGACAAAGAGCTTATCGCAGAGATTCAGAAATTGAATATAACAGGGCGTGCGGCAGATAAACACGTTCCTGACATGTATTTATATGGGACGCTGGAGGAAAGATGGGCGCTTGTTCAGGGCTTAATGGATACCGACGGAACTATTGATGAAAGAGGGCACCTGTCTTATACTACAATAAGCAAACAGCTTGCGGAAGATGTAAAATTCCTTATCAACAGTTTGGGAGGATTGGCGACAATTAGCAGAGGCACCGCGGGGTATAGAAATAGCAATGGAGAATTTATACAATGTAATGACGCATACACTCTTTATATAAGAATCCCGGATGCCGAAAGGATGTTTCGCGTAAAAAGGAAAAAGGAAAGATGCAAACCTTATAATGGCGGGATAAGCATCAATGCGAGAAGAATCATAGGCTACGAGATGATAGGGAAGAAGGAGTGTTGCTGTATTGCAGTGACCAATCCGGATAGTTTGTTTCTGACAAGGGATTTTATTGTCACTCATAATTCTTGGGCCTTGCTAATGGAGGTCTTGAAAGATATAAATAACCCGAATTTTGCTTCTGTAATCCTGAGAAACGAAAAAGAGGACTTGAGTAATATAGTAAACAAGTCTTATGAGCTTTTCTCTCAATACGGAAAGTACAACCGCTCTATCTCTGACATGACTTGGAACTTCTATAACGGAGGTTTTTTAAAGTTTTCCTATTATGCGGATTCTTACGAAGACTTCGTAAAGCGTTTTCAGGGAAAAGAGTTTGCCTTTATCGGTATAGACGAAATCACTCACTCTGATTACCTGAAGTTCAAATACCTTATCACCAATAACCGTAATGCCTACGGTATAAGAAACCGTTTTTATGGCACATGTAACCCTGACCCGGATAGCTGGGTACGTAAATTCATAGACTGGTGGATTGATGAAAACGGTAACCCTATTCCGGAGCGAGACGGGGTAATACGCTATTGCTTCATGGACGGCGACCGACCGGAAGATATTTACTGGGGGGATTCCGTAGACGAAGTTTATAACCAATGCAGGCATATTATAGATCCGTTACTTACGCCTGGTCTTATCAGTAAGGGTTACGACAAGTCGGCATTCGTGAAGACAGTCACATTCATAAAGGGAAAGCTTGAAGAGAACGTTGCTCTTATATCTTCCGACCCTAATTATTTAGCCAACCTGGCCCAGCAGGACGAAGAATCTCGCGCAAGGGACTTGGAGGGGAACTGGAACTTTAAAGCTGCCGGGGATGATATTATCAAGATGGAACACATGGAGCGCTTCTTTAAAAATACCGCCCAATACGGAGACGAGAAGCGCAGGGTATCATGCGATATTGCATACGAGGGAGGAGACAACCTTGTCTTGTGGCTGTGGATCGGGAACCATATCGAAGATGTGTATGTAAGTAGGGATAATTCCAAGCGGACGGAAGAGTGTGTTGCCTATAAACTTAGAGAGTGGGGCGTGCTGGAAAAGGATTTTGTTTTTGACTTAAACGGCCCCGGTCAGGATTTTAAAGGAAAATTCCCCGATGCGGTCAGGTTTAATAATATGGCTGCTCCAATACCCGCGACAAAAGCGGATGAGAAATCAATCAAGTATGTGTACTCCTCTTTAAAATCACAGTGTGCGGATATTCTTGTAAAAAAGATAAAGAACGAGGAGATATCCATAAATCCCGATTTGTTATCGCGCAAATTCTCCGGTAACGGATATTCCGGAGTAACCCTTTATAATATTCTTATGAAAGAGAGAAAGGCTATTCGGGACGCGGAAACAGACAAAGGGTTTGCCTTGATTAAAAAGGAAACTATGAAAAAATACGTCGGGCACTCTCCTGACTTTATAGAAGCGATGATTTACAGACAAATTTTTGATATAAAAAAACATAACACAAAACCAAAAGGATTATGGAGATTATAAACACACGCCAGATTATGGTACGTCGTCCGTTCCGGAGGATATTGCCAAATGGCTATAAAGCCGCTGCCGGGGTTATTTCAGGAAACACCCTCATCAATGAACCGTCTGATAATCCTACGTATCAGATAATAACTCAAATGGACTTCATGCGTGAGTTTGAGCCTTCGGGACATGCGATTAATGACCCGCTGGTATATCCTGACAGGTTAAGGCAGGACCCGGATACGAAGCAATGGTTCAGGGAGTATGTTATCAGATGCGCTTTTGCTTTTCAAAGAATAATAACGGTCAAGCATCTTGTCCACCTTTGCGGGAATGATATTCAGTTTGAAATGGAAGGCGATACCGAGAATGAGAAAGTGAAAGAAACCTTCTTTAAATTTAGAACGGGATGGGCCGTAAAAGACATGGAAATCGCATGGTACGAGGCCGCTAAGTCTGTAAAGATAACCGGAGATACGGCATTTGTAGGATACCTTAGAAAAGGAAAATTCTATTGGAAAGTCCTTTCTTTTGAAAAAGGTGATGTATTGTATCCTCATTTTGATAATGTTACAGGAGAGCTATCCTTGTTTGCCCGTTCTTATTCCGATTACGACAGCAGCGGGAATATTGTGACCGACTGGCTGGAGGTGTGGGATGAAAAGTATCTCCGTCGCTTTAAAAAAGGAGGAAAGGGATACAGCAAAATCAAACAAGTAATAAAAAACTTATTTGGATTGGATGGTTATGAACTCGTCTCTCAGCAAGAGCATGGGTTTACGTTTATTCCTGTGGCTTACCATAGATGCGATGCCGGAGCTTGTTGGTCTCCCTCGCAAGACAGTATAGAGCAATACGAACTCGCTTTCTCCCAGCTATCTCAAAACAATACAGCCTATGCGTTTCCGATTATGTATTTCAAGGGAGAAAATATAAATATAGATGGAGGTGTTGACGGAACTGTAAAATGTATCACAATGGGACCGGACGATGAAGCCGGATACCTTAATAAACAGGATGTATCTACGGCTTTCGAAAAGCAGCTCGATACTCTTTACAAGCTGATATATGAACAGTCGTTTGCTGTAATTCCTCCGGAGGTAAGAAGCGGCGATCTTCCGGGTGTGGCTATAAAGCTGCTTTATTCACCGGCGTTTGAGAATGCGATGAAGGATGCGCAAGAATATAACCGCCTCGTGGACGACATGGTGAAGATTTTCACCTATGGATACGGAGTGGAAACGGAAAATCTTATAGACCTGCAAAACTTGAGTGTATATGCTTGGATAAAACCCTATATCCATTTGAATGAATCGGAGCTTGTGCAGAATCTTGCCACTTGTGTGCAAAACGGATTTTTATCACGTCAAACCGCAAATGAGCAGATTCAAATGTATAGCAATCCCCGCGACTGGGACAGGATAATGAGAGAGAAAAAGGAAGAGCAGCAGGCTGATATCCTTTATCAACTCAAAACCGAGCAACCTACTCCTGAAGAAGAGGAACCCGAACACAACCCGGCTGGAGATGATAAGCAATGAAACAACCTACGCAACAACAGATACAGGAAGCCAAAGATTTTATAAGGCAGCGGCTAAAGGCTGAATTATCCATGCAGAAGCATTTGGATGATCTTCTCTTGCAAGCCGCAAACGAGATCGTGGATATATCTTTGAAGTATAAGATAAAACCGTCTATGTTCCGCTTTTCCGCAAATGAAAAACTCGAAAGAGAGGTAGATGTTGTTATCGGAAAGTTACGAGAGGTGATTTATGACTATACCGAAACACTTTCCATTTATGACAGGAAGGAAGAGAGGGAGGCTATCATTGCTTTTATAAACAGGAAAGATCATGGCAAGACGCTTTCGGAGCGTATTGATATCTATTGCAACCGCTTTAAGTATGAGATAGAGGCTGCTGTTGCCGCCGGACTTATTGCCGGGCTAAGCCGAAACAAAATAAAGGATAGCATAAGGGAAAATATTAAATCTCCGTATGATAGCTCCTATTTCAAAAGGGCCGTAGAGTCCGGAGTGTCCGCAGCAACCCGCATTAATACAAATGGAATAAGCTATGGAGTGGGGAAGTCCAACTCTTCTTATAACTCACTGAATACCCTTACCCGGTATGCTATCGGCTCCGCATGGATGTGGCTTAATGGGGCTCTGAAGCAAAGAGAAGGAGCTGTCGGCTTTTATTCATATAGAGGGAGCAGCTACCCATGCTCTTATTGTGATAGTATGGTCGGGTATCATCCTATATCCGACTATCAGAGCCAGTGGCATATAAGGTGCTGTTGTTATTTTGTATTTGTATAATTAAAAGTTACAATAATATGTTGAGAGGTAAAGAGGAAAAAATTACATTCAGCAAAGGACTTGGGACCGAATGTAGAAAACTGGGAATCAGCGCAAAAGAAAAGGCTTTTGCGGACCTTTTAGCGCTGGGATGGAAAGATAAGGACGCTTATCTCATCTCCGGCATTTATAACCCTGTGTATAATTTAGAGATGAATAAGAAGAACATGAACGCCCTTTTGTCCCAAGACAAGGACTTCATGGATTATCTCACCTTTATAAACAAGCGTGTCAATCGTAGACAGAAAGAGAGCGAGAAAGAGGAAGAGTTTTTAGTTGAAGGTGTTAGTGATGAAGATATTGCGTCTGAGCTTTCAAAGGAAAACCAGCTTCGTAAGCTTATCGCCGCCCGTAAAAAGTACGATGGCAAAGAGGGATGCAAGGAATGGATAGACCTCACCAAAATGATTGCAGACATCACGCAGATTAAGAAAGACGAGATAAAAGAAGAAGATACTACCACTCATTTTTATCTTCCAATTTCATGCAATAATTGCTCCTTGTACCTTGCCGCTAAAAAGAAAGCCGGGAAATGACCCCCGGCTACTTCTTCCTTATACATAGGTTTGTGTTCAGTTTTTGTCTTTATCAGACGCTTCCTCTATTTCCTTTTTCATCTCATACATCTGCCTTTCCTCCTCAATAATCTTGGCGTCCTCCTCGTCAGAAATCGGCTTGGCGTCCGCGCGGTCAAGGGCATCCCCGACTGCCTTTAGCACATCCACCTGCAACTTCGCGTCAATACAATTCCCCACATACTGGGTGTTTCGCAGCATTAGCATAGACAGGTTATCAACCCTGTCTTCTATCGGAACGCTATCCAATAGTACAAACATTATGCTTCCCGCGCTGTATTCAATGGAGAAATCACCACATACCGTTGATGCCTTGATAAAAGGAACGCCGTCTTTCTTATACTTGAGAATAGTTATATTCCCGACTTGTGTCTTTCCGAAATCCATAATCTTTTTGTGTTATATTTATTATTGCAAATCTATTCTTCAACAAAATCATCACTCAGGAAATCATCATCCGAATATTCCCAGCCCTCAAACAGGTTCGTTTTCGCTTCTTCGGCAATATTGGGGACATGTCTCATAAAATTGTTCGCGATGTCCTCGTTCCCACACCACAGATTATAAGAGTTGTTGTATCCCTTTTCCCTCACGTATCCGAGAGAAAGCATGTCGATGCCCAGCTTTCTTTGCGACATAGGGACAATCCCGTTCTTCTTGCAGAATCGTTCATAGTTCTTGTATATCTCCGATGATGTGAAATTGATAACGCCGCTTCCTTCAAATTCTTCGGGCTGGCACTCCTTGTATTTGAGGTATTCCGATATGCTTCCGTCCACAAGCTTGCCGTCCCGTCCTATGACCGTAGAGCGTATCCTCTCCAGCTTCATGTCTATCTTTCCTCCGAGATTCTCCGGCATCCTCCAGTTGTTTTTCTTTAGCTCGCAAAGACCTTTGACTATCCAAGCCATTATGCCGGCATGTTCCGATTTGAGCCTTTCCGCGAGCATGGTATCCCTTTTCTCTACGGGGATAGTCTTGTCGAAATTAAGCACGAGCGCCCGTCTCTGCATACTCTCATCATCCGGGTCCTCCCGGTTAAGAAAGTCCTTTGGCTGCCAACGGTAGTTAGAGTTACACAGCATGATAGGCGGTCTTTGCATCATCGTTATATTGCCGCCTATTCCCCGGCAGGCAATAGGTTCCCCGCTGGAGATAGCCTTTATGATGCTCATATCCTTAAAATCACCCCGGTTGCTCTCCGTACAGTACATAAGCCTCTTCCCGGACATGGAATACGCAGCACGAAGCTGTTCATCACCTCTGCTGGCAAACTGGCTCATCTTGATATTAAGTATCTCGTCCTCTCCGAACATGTCCTTAAGCACCCGGTAGATAACACTCTTCCCGTTTGCTCCCGTACCTTGCAATATCAGGAAATACTCAAAGCTTATATTACGTCTGTTGACAAGACAGGCTCCAAGAAACATCTGTAATATTCTCCGCTTGTGTTTTTCAGGAAGAACACCGTCCATATCGTCCGTAGGCATCCAGTTCTCTCCGAGGAAACTTCTCCATATAGGACAGTTGAATATCTCCTTGCGGTCATACTTGAACGGATACATCTTCACACAATCAAAGCGAGGAGAGTGGGGATAGGTCTTTAGCCGGTTCATGTCAACGACACAGTTAGTGAAGCACATAATACTAAGGTCGGGACGAAGCTCATGATCCCGGATAACATTGATTATGCGGTTCATATAGGCATACATGGCCTTATTGGTACGGTCACGAGCTGCAACACCCATCTTCTCAAGCCACCTGTCTACGGCATCATACAGGACATTGTAATCCATGAACTCATAAATCTTACCCGTAAAAACATACAAGGAGCTATAATGAGAGGTGTTATCCCTCGTCAAGACACCATAACCCTCCCTGAATAACTCCTCAAGACGTCTGCCGTATCTGTCTGTGCGCTCAGGATTGCTTGTAACCAAAGATATATCCCTGAACGTAGCCGCATATTCATCGCAATGTTCGGATAATAATCCAAGTACGTAATCCTTTAAATCCTTCCTATCCATATTTATTATATAACGTTTTTATAAGCATACCATAAAGAACATAACGGAACTGGGATTAGGTCTCATTCTTAAAAATAACATCTTCTCTTCTCTCTTTTGAGGGTTAAAAATATATATATATGTTCTTTATCATCATTATGCAAATATACAACTACTTGATAATAAAACAAGTAATTTTCTAAAAAAATAGGGGTAAAATTTAGAAAATAGGTGATTTTTTAGAGAATAACGGGAGTTATTGAAAAAATACGGCTTTTTTTGAATGTAAAACATCTTTACAAATGAGGGAAATTGGACGAAAAATGGGGGAAAATAAAAATTTTTAGGGGTGGTGATTACATCCGATATTCTTACATATAATAGGGGTGGGGTGGGGTGTTTTCTACGTGGTTGTGTATGGTGTATTGTTGATTATCAATGTGTTATAGTTTATATTATTGCTATAATATAAAGTTGTAATATCATTACAAAAGAGGATAATTTCCCGAATATCACAAAAGCTCCAAAATGGACGTAATTCATTGATTGTCAACCAAATACCCCAACCTCATTAACCTGCAACTACAACATAACCGTATAATCACCTATTAACCAGTCAATTACCCATACATAATTAATCCTATTATACCCCTGTATTCCTATTATAAATAATATCTATAAATTAATTATCTGCAATAGATAAAATCTATTATGAGGCTATGCTTGTTGATCCAGTTATTATATACTTATACGTTCGTATGCTATAATGTCCCTATATACCTTATTATTTAGTATTATATATTTACATTGGTATGCATGTGTTGTTACGCTTATATATCATTGTAAATCAATGTATTATGATTATATATTTTATGCTATAAAACATGCTTATTTTATTGAAATATTTTGCTATTTTCTTTGCTGTTTCAAATATAATTCGTATATTTGTAATGTAAGAAAGAGGTAAACATAAAGCCTTTAATCTTACAAGCGTTATTTATATGATGAGGTATAAAAAGAACCTGCTAACACTGGTAATGCTAACAGGTTCAAGGAAGGGAATAACTTAGATAAGTACCCCCCCCAACAGGAAAGGCAAAGGTACTTATCTTGGTTTAAACTTCCAAATTATCCGCTTATAAAATTTAGACGCTGTAATAAAGTTGAATTATAAACATTTAAATATTACAGTTATGAAAGCAATGAATTTCTACACCGCAAACGGTTGGGCAGGTTCCAACTATGACAGCAAGTTATCTACAAAGGAAATAGCCGCAAAGGTCAGGGCTTTTGCTAAAAAGAATTTCCCGGAGTTTAAATTCTCGGTTCGTTCTGAATGGAGCATGTACACTGATTCAATGTATATCGAGTTAAAGGCGGGCACTTGTATTCCTTTTATTGAAGGATCAAGAAGCGCGGAACGTGGCTACATGTCCACAATGTCAACCGTAAAGGGTTGGGAAAATGAGTTAACACCGGGAATGTTTAAAGTGTTGGACGCTGTTACAACTTATGCAAATTCTTTCCGTTATGACGATAGCGACGGCATGCAAGATTATTTTGATACTAATTTTTATTTGAGTATAAAAGTTAGCGACGAATACCAGGTAATAGAGCCGAAAGTAAAGAAGAATGCACCGAAGAAGGGGCAGGAAGAAAGTACCAATGTAGTAGAACCCGTTACAGTTGAATGTCTGGAAATGGTGGATTATTCCGAAAAAGCTATTGCGGTGTTCGGTGATACGAAAGCGATAAAAGAGCAGTTAAAAGAATTGGGCGGACGCTTTAACCCGTCTTTAAATTACAACGGTGAAAAGCGCGCCGGATGGATATTCAGTAAGAAGCAGGTGGACAAGGTGCGGGAATTGCTCGCACCTATAAAGAACGAAGAAGCGGGCGAAATCACAGAGGAAGCACACCTGGTTGAAAATATCCATTTAACCGAAACGGACAACTTTAACGGCGTGCGCTATTATAACATTGAAGGCGCTGGAATCATAACCAGTGCGAAAGTACGCGAGGACATACAGCCGGGCGATATTTTCAACGTGTATACAGATAAGGAGCGAAAATATAGTGTAACTTATGACGGTGTAAGCCTGGAAAGCAGTTTAAAAAACGATCTGCCCGGTATAATTGAGTTTGATTGCAAAATAGAATCGGGCACGCTTAGCGCTTCATCACATTCCACCCCTCTTGCTGAAGGAGTGGAATTTTACGAGAAGAAAGTAAAAGGAAAGCGTTACACCGTCAAGGATAAGCCGTTAACACTTGGATATTACGGCATATTAGACAATCTGGACAACTGTATAATAGAATGCTATCCGACTAAGGAAGAAGCCGAAAAAGAGGCGGAAATACTTAACGGGTTTACGGATGGCAACGGACGTTTAAAAAGTGTCATATAATGTTCGGGCTTATGTTGCTGTTATTCGGTGTCGTGTTGTTCATCAGCGGCACCGATATAGAGAGGATAAGAAAATATAAGGATCAATCAGATAAATTTTAAGGTTATGAAAAAGTTAATATACACATTGTTACTTATTATGGCAAGTACCGTTTGTTTCTCCAATGGGAATAATATACATACTATCTACTCGTTCGCCAAAGCACAAAGCGATACCATTTTTATGGTAAGCGTGAAAGGCGATAAAGTGACTAAGATAAACGGGTATAAAAACCCGGATCACCTTTCTAAATTAAATAAGGCTTTAGTAGAAAACAGTACAAAGATTTTGAAGCTATCAAAGTAATAACAAATAAAAGATATACGATTATGCAAACTATTATAGTAATGGATACACTTGTAATAAATGATTTTGCAAAATACGGATGTTTTGATTATCCGACAACATCCGAAGAACTGGACGGGTTTAAATTGGGGGAAGTTGTGTACGATCAGCGCGGGGAAATAGGGGTTGTATTATCCTTCAATAAAAAAACGGAACCGCGCGTTTAAATTCAAACGGTTGTTGTGATGTCGGCAAATTAAAGAAGTGCCCTAAAGAAATAGCGAAAAAAGAGGTGTGCAAAATGGACGTGATACAGATATAATATCGGGAAATAAACTAAAGCAAAAGATTATGATAAAGATTACTCAGTTTGTAAAAGAGATAGGAACCGTTAACCGTTATTCCCTGTTAGGGAGGTTGCGGAGTGACTGTGAGTATTTTTTAGGATACGGAAACCGTTTTGAAAAACATCTTTGGGCCGGGAATGTATCGGAGCATATATGGTGCATGAAAGTATTATACTACTTACTGCCTATTAACGGAAAACCCGACTGGTTATCAATGGCGGATATATTGAATTACGAAAGCAAATGAAAAGCAGTATTTAATAAACGAATATTTTAAAATAAGGAGGAGTAGACTATGTATTTAGGCTTTATGCTTTGGGCGATAATTTTAGTTATAATAGTATGGAATACTAACCCGGCGCTTGTTATTATATCCGCTGTGATAGGGGTTGTGTTTGCGATTGCAAAAACAACAGATAATAAACCAAAAGAGTGATATGGAAACATTGAAGGACGTTTTTTTGAAAAAATACCCGCAATACGGAAAGGTGCTGCGGGTATATGAAGAGGTTAACGAAACGGAGTGCACCTTCGAGAGCATTACAAAACCAAGGTTGTACAACTTCGTTCAGGCTCTTAATGACAGGCTGGCAACAAACAGTGCTAAAACCTATTGCGCTATGTTTAAATCGGTTCTTAACCTGTACAGCGATATATATTCTTTCCCGAAAGGTTTTGAAGCTATATTAACCCTGAAGAAGGATGCCACGCAAAGTACATGGTTAACGGATGAAGAAATTAAAAAACTACTCTCATACGATCCGGTTAATGATACAGAACGGACAGTGAAAAACTGTTTTCTTCTCGGTTGTCTGACAGGTGCAAGACATTCGGACTACGTATGTTTTACAGAGGACAATATAATAGACGGACGACTGGTCTATATTTCCCAAAAAACGAAAACGAAAGCGGAGATTCCGGCGGCTCCGGCTGTGTTACGGATATTAGAGGAAAACAAACAGTATAAGCTTTGCCAACGAAGGCTGTCTGATGTGACATTTAATGATACAATAAGAAGTATATGCCGGAAGTGTGGAATAAACCAACGAATAAAACTGTATCAGGCAGGCGAATATGCAACAGGGGAAAAGTGGGAGTTTATTTCCTCGCATTCAGCGCGGAAGTCTTGCGCAACAAACTTATATCTAAGAGGAGCGGATCTGTATTCTATCAGCCGGATGTTAGGGCACTCCAGTGTAACCATGACAGAAACGTATATTTGTTGCGGGCTGCGTGAATTGTCAGATAAGATAATAGGATATTTCAACGGGTTTAAATAATATGCTTTAAAACATACTGTATAAGATGAATTAAAGAGAGATAAACGGTATTTTTGCAAACAATTTTAAAAAAAAGGTTATGAAAACTTACGATGTACACTTCAACGACGCTAACGACTCTAATAGCAAAGGTTTTAATGAATCATTTGAGTACTGCAAAAATTATATAGAAACCTATAACGGTACCAATGAATCCTATTTCGAGGACTACAAGGGAGGAATCGTATCGATCGTGTGTAATGAAACCGGAGAAGAGGTTTATTCGGAGGATATAAGATAGAATGGAGCAAGAAAGTAGATACGCATACGACGAGGAAAGCGTAAAGCATATTGTGCACTGGGCTTTAACGGCCCAGCTGCCTACTCAAATAGAGCTGAGCGAATCGGAGAGTATATTTGATGTTAAGAAGTACATACAGGCGAACATAAACGACATAAACCAACATTTCCCGGACCCTTTTTACAATCCGGCAATTGACAGGTTGTACAGGTTGAAGGAATTTATGGATAACTCGCAATCCTGAAACGAACATATACACACAGCCCGGCGAACGATTTTGCATCTTTATAAAACCTCTTCCGCCGGGCTATTGAATTACAATTTACTGTCCATCTTTTCGAATTCTTCTTGTACGGACTTGTTTAGCACTTTGGCGTAAATCTGTGTAGTCTTTATGTCCGTATGTCCCATCATTTTTGCAAGGTTTTCAATCGAAACTCCCATATTCAATGCCATAACCGCAAAACTATGCCGGGCCATGTGCGAATGTAGGTTTTGTTTTATCCTCGCGAGCTCCTGAACGACTTTCAGTCTTAAATTATACTGATAGTTGCTTATTACGGGCAGTTTGAAATCGTATTTTTGCAGAATTTCCATTGCGGGCTTAAGAAGCATCAGGAAATACTCTTCTTCCGTTTTTACTCTTACGTCTCTTATAAAGAATTTGTTCCCTTTCTTGATTACACCGCTAAAATCAAAGTTGAACAAATCTGCATAAGACAAACCCGTAAAACATTGGAATACGAACAAGTCTCTAACCCGTTCAATGCTCTCGGATGCCGTTTTTAAGCCTTGTATTTGCTTTATCTGTTCTAAGGTGAGGTATTTTATACCTTCGCTCTTTCCGCGCTCAAATTTGAGCTTATTATACGGGTTGTCTTTCAGCAAATCATATTTGATGGCTTCGTTTATATATCTTTTCAGGCGCTTATGATAACCATGTATTGTCGTCTGCTTGTTGTACTTCCCATGAAGGAAATTGTCATAGTGCATTATGTTAGCCGTAGTAACGTCCGTAAAGTAAACGATCCGACCGAACTCTTCCAGGGATGTTATTAAGGAGGCATGCGTATTTAACGTTCCTTGCCTGAGGTCGGTTCTTTCGCCCACTCTCCGTTTTATAAAATCTATAAAGCTTTCTTTTGTTTGGGAATACTTTAAAAAGTGTTCCAGCTTATCAAAACTGAAAGGTTCTTTGTTTTTTACCAACCCGTTTATGAACTCGTTGATGTTCCGCATTTGCGTATCAAGCCTTTCGTTGAGGTCTAAAGATTGAACGGTATTCTTAACCTTTGTTTTTTCGCTCCATTGGTCGGAATACAACCGAACGCCTGTACTTAACCATTTTCTTTTCCGTTCAAACAAAATTTCTATTTGAACGGTTCCTTTCGTTGTCTTGCTTGCCGTATGTTTACGGTCAAAAACAAACCTTAATACTGGATACTTCATAATTTAAAAGATTTGGTATCACACAAGGGTATCACATTTGTATCACATTTCGTGAAATAGAATGAAATAGAATGAACTAAAATGAAACAACATTAGCGGTGTGTTTGTTCTCCTAAATCATTGATTATTACGTAAAACGCTGATAATAAACAAAAAGGGACTACATTTTTGTAATCCCTTGCTGTGATCCGCTTGGG